AGGATCTTTACTCTTTTTATATTTAATTTTAGGAATTTTAGGAGAATATTTTTTAATAGAATCTAAAAGTTCTTTCTTCATAGAAGGCATATTATGCCATTGATTCATAGTAACTACAGAATAGCGTTGTTCTCCATTAGCGCTTTGCCAGAATTTAACAGATTTAACATCTTCTAATGTTAAATCATTGTTAGATAAATGTTTTAAAAAACTTGAAGATTTAGAAAGCTCGCTATTATCACTCGAATTCTCATTATTTAAATCTCTTTTAGCTTTATAATCCACCCATTCTTCTGCATTTACTAATTTTCTACATTCTGTAGCTAATTCTTCTGATATATCTAATCTATTAGATAGAAATTCAGAAGATTTTTTTAAATAACCTTTCTTTTGTCTTAAGAAAGATATTACTTCTTGTTTGTTCATTTTAATAAAGTTTTAATTTCGTTAAAGTTACCTGTATGTACAACTAAATCAGAAGGATCTTTACATCCAAATTTACTAGGTATACATATATTATTAAAACCGTATAAATCACAAATTCTTTTAGCCATTGTCTGGCCAGGATTGTTTACATTATCAAAATCATTATCGTATAAAATTTCTACTGTATTGAATCTATCTTTTAACTCACTTATTAATTTCTCTTCTGGTATTTGCATTTCACTTTGTAAAGCTATTGCATTATACCCTGCGACATTTAAACATATAACATCTTTAAAAGATGAAGTAATTATAAGTCTTTTTCCATTCGGAGGAAGCTGATTATAACCTTGAATATCTGTTTTCTTAGTATTACTCAACCACTTATTTTTGTCTTCATAAGGAGAATAGATTTTATACCGATTATTAAATTTGAAAGCGTAGGTTACTGATTTACAACTAAATCTGTTTTCGTTTATCCAATAGTGACTTATCGGTTCAACTGCAAATTTAATAAGTATTTTCTTACTTACCAAATATTTTCGCCAAAAGTTCGCATCTTGTTTGTTCCAGGCTCTTTTTCTTTTCCTAATAATTATAGATTTATATAATTGTATAGCTTGTTTCTTTTGCTTAAAAGCCATTACCCCCATAGTAAATTGAATACCTTCTTTTCGAGCACTTAAACCTAAATTAAAGTCGCAATCTATTATTTGTAAAACATTAGTAAATGTACAATTATATTTATATTTTACATAATCAAAACAATTAAAAGAATGATCTGAATTACCAAAATCTTTATAAAGTAATTTCCCATTATAAGGTATTATGTGAGCAGTTGGTTTAGTATCATTTCTTAATTCACTACAAAATTTCTTTCCAAATTTTTCAAAACCAGTACAATAGTACATAAAAATGTCATACTCAGTTATTTTACTAAGTATGACATCTGTATGTAAGTGATCTTCGCTACTTCTGCTAGCGATAGCCATTAAAATGGTAAATCAGCATCTTGTTCTTCTTTTACCCAATCTTCATCTTCTTTTAATTCTCCATTAGTATCAGGAGCAATCAAGTCTACAGTTGCTTTATGCTCACCCCATTGTAAATCTGCATTAAAATCAGCATTGAATGAACCATAATCATCATTTAAAGCCTTAATAAAGAAATCATCTCTTTGAGGTTTTACTCTACCAAAATATTTAGTATATACTTGTTGGTATTTATCATCTTTAACTCCAATAAGTACTCTTACTTGATTATCTTTAAGTACAGTAATTAATTCTTTTATTTCTGATAAGTTTCCTTGTACTATATTATTTATAGTATCAAAAGATACATTATCTCCTGATGCTACATTAGCCCAAGCTTTTGTGAAATTAATAAGAGTTTCTTCTCCTGTATAAGCTTTTCTTTGTCCTTCGGTTTTCCACCATTCATAAGTTGGTTCTTCTAAAGACCAGGTAGATTGTCCAATATTATTTATCCATTGATGTTTACCTGTTTGAGATACTTTAGGCTTATTTTGCATAAGAATTTCTAATTTAAAATTACCTTCTGTATTATTTAACCAAAAGGTTAATTTAAAATAATCTTCTTCCCCCATAGTTATATTATAATTAGGTTCAGATTTAACTTTAATATCTATAGCATGTAATTCTGCCATTGTAGGATTAATTGCTATTATGCTTACATTTGTTAGGCCAGAATATGTTTTTATTCCTCCTACCACTTCTTCAGTACTTGCATTACTTTGTATTGCCATTTTTATTTAATTTTTAATTATTAATATTCAATTTCTTCTCCATTATCATCTTCGTCAAAAGATATTTCTTCTACAGTTTCTACATCTTCATGTTCTAAAACTTCTTCTATAGTTGCAGATCCAGTTTCTACAGGGATGCTAAGTTGATTAGGATTTACTTCATCTGTTACATCTTCCATACTAGATGGAAATTGTGTAGGTTCAGTATCATCTACAAAGTCAAAAGATAATTTTCTAACTTTTTTAGCTTTTCTACCTTTTAATTCTGGGTGTTGAAACATTTGAGTTACTTCCCATTTTTCAATTCCATATTTTTCTTGAATACCAGTTCTATCTATTCCGCTATCCAAATCATTTTGAATCATTGTTACTGTAATTCTTGTTGGTGTTTCTTGTTTTACAACTTCACCATTAGTTGGTTTTTGTGTTTCAATCATGTTTTAAATTTTAAGTGATTAATCAATAAATATTTTGTCCCAAGATAGAGGCATGGTTGCGCCTTTTAAATGTTCACATCTACTACCTGCAGTTACATCATCTAAAGAATTAAATGAAATCATTGTTTCATCATTCTCTCTGTAAATATAACCAACAGCATCAGCATTAGCACAAGTAATTTGTTTTATTTTACCTGTTAAGTCTAAATCTTTAACTGCAACTTCTTTACCCTTTTTCTCAAGCATTTTATCTTTTAAATGTCCAACTAAGATAATATGATCTGCTAACATATTCATTCTTTCTAGCCATTTTTTATAAGCCATTCTTAAATAAAGATAACCTGCACCATTTGGTAATGCTAAAATTGACATACCTGGGTTCTTTGTTTCAAAGTTTTTACCCATAGGAGTTTTCATATAAATCTTTTTACCTTCATCTTCACACCATTCTTCTAATTTAGATATGGTGTCTATGGCAATATATTTATATGGTTTTCCTTGTTTAATTATTTCTCTTCCAACATCAGCTAATTCTTTCAAATTATTTACTTTGATTTTTAAAGCATCAATCATGTCTGAACCGTCTTCTAAGTCAATTATTAAACAATCATCTAATTGTGATAATACTGTAGTTTTCCCAATTTTAGGGGGACCATATATTATCATGTTTTTTGGCGATTTACGGCTAGCCTTTACCTTTTTAGTTGGTAATTTCATTGTTTCCATTTTAATAATAATTTAATTTATAATTTTAAGAATCTTCATAACCATCATCTTCATAGGTTTTTTCATAAATATCTAATAATCTATTTTTAGAATCTAATTCTTTTTCTAAATTTCTTTGAGTTCTTAGCATTACACAAAACATCCAGAAAGCTCCTAAAATTAATCCTAATATAAAAGATATTATTAAATATATAAATGGTTCTACTGTGTTTGTGTATTCCATGTTTTTAAATCTTTTTCAGTTAAACAATATTTTTCCATTAATTTTCTCTTAATTTTTTTTAAATCTCTTTTTTTTGCTCGCGGCATTTCATATGCTTCATGTTCTTTTTGAATACTAGGACTTATATTATTTATAGTTCCAGCTAGATTCTTACATATTTCAATTGCTCTTTTTTTTGACATAGTTTTATATTTTTTCTCTTTCATTAATAGTAAAAGTTGACATTTCTGCTTCAAATGGTATCATACCAAGTAATCCATCTCTATTTTTTTCTACATGACAAGCCAATAAACCTATAGGCTCTTCATTACAATAACTATCTGTTATACCATATAAATCATAAGGTCTTTGTAACATCATCACTACGTGAGCATCTTGACCAATACTATCACCACCAAACAAATCTGTTAATAATGGTTGATACTGTGCTTTAGCTCTGTGCTCCTGTTCAATATTTCTGTTTAATTGTGATAATAATACATTAACAGTTGACATTCTAGCTTGCATCCACATACATCCTTTACTAATATCATTTAGTTTTTGTAATTCTTGTTCTTTATCACTTAATACCAATCTAGAATGATCAAATACATTTACTATTGTGGTATCCGGCCTTTTATTAGTAATATCTACATTTGCCTCTTTAATAAAATCCATATTTCTTGGTATATTATTAAAATACATAGGATATTTATTATATTTTATGACTTTTTGTTTATATTTCTCATAATCTTCTTTAGACAAAGTAGTTTCCACTGATAATAATTCACTTACTTGTTTGTTTACATCTTTAGAACCTGCTCTAAGTATTTGCTGATAACCAGGCATTTCAAAACTCCAGTATAATACAAGTAAATTTTTAGATGAATTAGTATCTAATACATCAAATATTAATTGATTACTAAAAGCTGATTTACCTACACCAGGCCTACCTGCAATTACGTACATCTTACCAGGTTGTAATCCTCCTAATAAGTTTTTATTTAATCTTCTCCATTTTGTTGGGTATATTATTCTATTACCTAACATAGCAGTTCTAACTTCATTTAAAGAAGTTGTAACTGATTGATTTATTGTTTTAAAACCTTTTTCTTTAAAGGGATCTCGTAATCCTGTGGGTATTGTTTCGTGTGTCATTTTCATCTAAATTTTCATACTTTTCCCAAGTATGGTTATTAATCCAAGTTTCTAAATTTTGCATATAAGCTAAATTATCTCGTTCAATAGTTAATTGTTTATCTAAACAGTTCATTATATGTCTGTGTTTATAAACTTTATTACCTATTACTTTTTTGTATCTGTTTTTAGCTTTTTCGTTTGATTTAGCATCAGGATCTTTAGCATGTAATATTCTAACACCGCGCGTTTTAGTATTTACTTTCATTGGATATGTACCAATAAGTTCAGCGAACATCTGATCAAAATTAGAAGAAAAGAGATCAATGAACTCTTGTCTAATAACATGTTGATCAGGTGTTGCGCCTAACTTAATGTATCCGTTGTGTTGCAAAGTAGTTAAATTTGGTTTCAAGGTAAGAGTTTCTAAGTAATTAAAACCTTTTCTATATATGATGTATAGATAGGTAAAATCATCAGGGCTCATTTTAGTTAACTCTAATAATTCAAAATCTATTTCTACTTTCATATTATAAAATTTTTTGTTATATCCAAATATAATACTAATGCAAATATAAAAAATATTTTCACAAAAAACAAATTATCTATTATCATATTTATATATTTTTTATATCCAACAAACGTTATCTAAAGTTCTAACAGCATTATTTAACCATTTTTCTTCTTGACTATCTTTTACATATAATATATATATTATACCTGTTTTACCTTTTTTAAATCTTATTAATCTACCTATTCTTTGTATCATAGATAAAGATTTACTAGTTAAACCACATATAATACCTATATTTGCATCTGAAACATCAAGACCTTGATTTAATGCTTTTGTAGAACATAATATATTACTATTTCCTTCTTTAAAATCTTTTAAAACTTTTTTTCTTTGTTTAATAGTTTTTCCACTGTGATATACATCAGCATTAACACTTTTAGCTAATTTATCTGTAAATTTGTTAACTCCTCCAAATGCTAAAATCTTTTTATTTAAATTACTGGCAACCAATTCTTTAAACTTTTCTATTTTATTTTCAGCGTTATCTATAATATCTTTCCTAGCTCTAATACATCTATAAAATTGTGCAGCATTTGCTCTATCTTGCGCTGAAGAAGATTCATTAGAAATATGATATTTAGCCATATTAAATGCATCAAATTGTCCAAGTTTATATTTGTAATAAACAAACTGATTATTAATTTGCTTATAATCAGTTCTTTCTTCTACAGTTAATTCTATAGAAATACAATGTATTTTATAAGGAGCAACTAATCCTAATTTAACGCATTTATCCAAACTTATTATGTATACAGAAGATGCTAAATTACTTAATATTTTCCTATATTCAGGTTCTTCAGGTAATGTAGCAGTCATACATAATAAACTATCATATGTATTATTATCAAAAAATTTACGATATTCTGGTGAAAGCCCTAAATGTATTTCATCACATACAACTATATCATAATGCTGATTTTGCAATTTATATGCACTCTGATAACATAGTATTTCCACTCTGTTCAAGCAATTGTCTTTCCCCCATTTATGAAATTCTTCAGAAAATTGTTCTTGTAATTGTATAGTTGGGACTAAAACTATAGCTTTTGCATCATCTTTATGTTTCAGTATATGATCTATAGCTAATACTCCACATCTACTTTTACCAAATCCAGTTCCTGCAATAATACTACCAACAAAACCTGCTTTAGCCCAAGAATTAAGAGCAATTCTTTGTTCTTTATCTTTTACTTTATTTGTTTTTGTCATTAATTTTTGCATTCTCTTTTTTCTTTAAAATATTTATCTAGTCTACCACTAACATTACTTTCTTGTATTTTAAATACTTGTGCTATTTCTTTTAAAGTATATCCAAGATTATCAAAATAAAATTGAACAACAGGATCATTAGTAACTATCTTTACAGAAGCATCTTTAACTCTTTTAAAATTTTTTTCTTTTTTTACTTCTTCTATTTTACCACTATATTCAAAATAATTATTTAATTCTATTAAATTTTCTTTTTGTTTTTTATGTATTTCT